TAAGTCCTACAAGTTCTGCCATACTATCAATTAAATTGTCTACATAATTTGTAAAATTACTAATGTATTCAGATTTAAAAACACTTTCATTTAAAAATTTTAATCCTTGATACAATCCAGTTAGCACTGTAATTACTAATGATAGTCTTAATATACCTTTAACAATAAGTGCAATAGTACCACCAAACGCTCCCATTACAGTAGCAGCATTTTCTGCACCAGTAATAACACGATACCACATTTTTACAATTTGCACTAATGGTTGTAATGTTGCACTATATAAAAATTTACCTAGGTTTTGTATAGCAGTTAAAATTGCTCCACTACCTAAACTTCTTGCAACATCTACAATTTTATCACCAATATTAGATAATGCTTTGCCTATTGATGCAACTTCAGTTACGCCTGCTGCCAACGCACCTGCTTTTAATATACCACGCAATATACCAAATGCTGCTGCGAATGCTATAACTGATTTAATTAAAAATTGGAATGCATCTGCACTAATTTTAATAGAACCTACTAATTTGTTAAGTGGTTCTAAAACTGCTAGTAATGCCTTACGTAATTCACCTAAATTTCTACCTAAACTGTCGTATGCTTCTCCACCTGCTTGTACAGCATTAGCATATTTGGCATCCATTACCTTATTAACTTCATAACTTGCATCAATAGCAGCAATTTCTGTGCCTTTTAATGCCTTTTTAAATATTTCTAACGATAATGCACCTGCCTTACTTTCACTTGTTACTTTACCAAAGCCTTTAAGTGTTTTATCTAAAATATCTTGGTTACTTAAACGTTGTAATTCTTCTTGTGATATTCCTAATTGTAAAAAGGCATCTCTTGCCTCTTTACTAGTTGTTCTTGCTGCTTCTAAACTTAATGTAAAATTATTAAGGGCTGCTACACCATCTTCAGTTGTACCACCATTGTCACGTACTGCTTCACTAAATGCTAAGACAGATGTTGTGCTTAATCCTGTGGCTTTGCTAGCATCTGACATAGCATCAGCAAATCTTAAAGTATTCCCAATAAATGCAGTGATTGCAATTCTACCTAATAAAGTTCGTAGTCCTTCAAAAGACTTATTAACATTTTGAACTTGTGTGTTAATGGCTTTTAACTGTTGTACAGCATTGCCTGTAATGTTTAAACTAATTGTTTCACTTGCAGCAGCCATTTTATTTTCCTGTTATAATTTTAACAAATTGTTTAGCAATAAATTCTTCCGTAGGTTTTACCATACCTGCAGGACTTTGTTTACTATACCCTTCATTTAAACGTTTTGCATATGGATAATTTGCTTCTATAGTTTTATTTTTTAATTTTGTATTACGTCTAGCATTACCACGTTGTATAGGTGTTTCTTGTACAAAAACTTTATACGCTTCTTGTGGCAATTGTTGTATTTCCTTTACTTGTTTCTTTAACAAAGGACTAATATTATTTTTTATTGTAATTTTACCACTTATCATACTTTACCTTGACCCTTGTTAAAAATATTTACTAACTGTTCTTGTGTATATTCTGGCATTGGATCTTTTCCATTATTCATTGCTTTTTTATGTTGGTGATGTTCAAAAGTCAATGCACAATCCATAATATACAAATCAAATGTATTTCCCCTACTTATAACCTCACTTGGTAACAATCCATATCGTTTTCCAAGTCCATCAACCTGTAAAATTGACACCATCTTAGGACTTTTAATGTCGATGGAGTCATTTGTTATTTTCCCAACTGTTCGGTCACCTTAGCAATTGCTTTCATCAATACGCTGGTTGGCAACATATTTTTATCATTGAGAACTTGTTTACCTTCTTCGTCAAGTATCAATGTTTTAACAATATTAATAAGATCGCCAGTATTTTTTTGATCTATATTAGCAAGACGCATAAACACATCCATAGGCTGACGATCCCATGTATAAAATGTTAATGCTTCACCATATTCTTTAACTACATCCTTGTCATCTAATTTTATTTCGACAAGTTTTGGTTCTGAACAGATTTGTGATAGTTTCATTTGTTATCTCCTTAATTTATTAATTACCACTGTATTTATCGTAATGCTCTTCCAAAAGTTGATTGAGCAATGCGATACGAAATGCTTGTTTGGCTTTCATTTGCCTTATTGTTGCTTCCATGTTACTTAACATTGGAACTAATTTTGCCTCGTCTGCTATGAGGCTACGTAATTTTTCTTCAGTTGTTGTTAGTATTTGATTTGTCATTTGTTCACCTATATAAAAAGAGAGCAGATTTCTCTGCTCTCCTTTGTTATGCATATCAAGATTTGAATGCAGTTAGGTCACCATTGACCGCAATAGTTAGCGGTGATACCCAAACTGGGGCATCTGGTGATACTGTTGGTGCTACGCTACTGATATATCCGACTCCGGTATAGCAATATACATTAGCATCCGGTGTTGCGTTTGCTGTAGGATCATTTAATTGAAATCTAAATGCTACTTCAACGCGATCATTTGATATTCCACTGACACCTAATTGTTTTGCTGAACTTGCTACAGCACCTGATACGCCAAAGAACACGTTAGGATCTATGACGATATTAGTGCTAATTTCATTATCACTAGGTGTAGTTACTTTGTTGATTGATGCACTGCAAAAATCAGTCCAACTAAAAATACCAGTACCATTAGTTACAGTAACATCTTGTAGGCATGTTACGTTTAGTAATGTATTGGCATTCGCGTTGGCACCAAAATAACCATTTGCTGAATTAAATCCAGCAATATCAGTTGACAATATCAAAGCCGGAAATGTAGTTGGCTCTGTAACTGTTATTGTTGCCATTGTAATTCTCCTTTAACTGTTGGCTCAATCATTAAAATTCAAGCGTTTTAAATCAAATACATAGGTACGTTTTTCACTACGATTACCAATGACTACATTTTGTGTAAAAGTTACTTGAAAGTAACCACTAAAAAATGTAGTGTCAGCACTCATATTTTGTATACGTTCTTCAATATAAATCCATTTAGGATCGTCTTGAATACTAACAAATAAAATTTGAAACTGATCTGTCATGGTGTAGATACTTCCACAAGGTTGTGTTCCTAATTGATAAACCTCTCTATTAATTGTAGAAACGTCATCAACATAGATACCATATGGCACTATATCATCAGCACTAGGATAGATGCCAGACACTTCGACTATTGGAATCAAAGTGTCGGCAACAACCTTAATGTAATCAATTACATTTTGCTTGACAATTAGTGGAACATTACTCATTAGAAATACCTACGATCATTGTTAAAGTAATCTACGTCTGCTGTCCAATTTTCTTCTAACTTCGTTGTGGGTCCATTAGGAGCGTCTTGGTTCAGATCATAGAAATTCATTAACTGTAGTGCTTTTTCCCATTCAAACTGATATCTACGTAATGCATGGTCAAAGTTAGTTCTATCAACATCGTTGACGTTGCTAACATCTGATACTATGCTTTCATAGAATATCTTAACAGCCATGAAAGTATCAAGGCGTATCAATGTTTGATCACTTTTAATGAGCAAACTAGGATTGAATGCAGAAATTAAACTACCATTAGGTAAGTTAGTGTAATATGTCGCACCTAACACAGTATCGCAATACTTTGGCCACCAACCAAATTCAAGTTGATAAAGGATTTCTTGACTACCTACTTTGAAGTACTCGTCCCAATTTACTTGCATTTGTGCTGCGCGGCGTTCAGCAGCAGGATCATAAAATATGATATCCTGTACTGTTGCATTGCTTACTCTTTGATATGGTACTGACATTTTATTTGTTTCCTATGCAAATTAATTCAATTAGACTTGAATAATATTAATTGCTCCACCGCGTCTTGGATCGGCTACGCCTGCACCCATGTAAGCAACACCAGTTAACCACATCTGTAATCCGCCTGGCTTCTCACCCATCTTGATTTGTAGACCTTCTTTCAATACTGTGAAGATTGCTGACTCGTGGAAGTAAGCACCTACAATGACGTTTGAGTTTGAACCTTGACCAAGAACAGGGCGTGTTGCAGCAGGTAAGAATGTAGTGAATGCGACTTTACAGCCGTAAACATTATCTAATTTACCAGTTGCTAACAATTCGTTTCCTAGTGCTGACAATGCTGAACCACCACCATATGTTGGATTGTTTACAGCGCCGCCAGTTAATTCAGCAAGTAGACGAGTCATTGAAGATCCATCTTGTCCTGCTACGTTACCTGGATATGATTCGCCATTGCTATCAAGAACAATGATTGGTGCGCCTGGTAGGCGTGCAACCTTGTAGTTCTGCTTGATGTTACGTATGCATTCTAGTACGCTGCTTGAACTGAAACCTACTGTCCAACCAGCAGTGTTGCTTGGTAGTCCAGCCTGTAACAATTCCATTGCACCTAACTGTGTTGGACGAGCAAAGCCGTCAAGTGGAGTTGGTGAATAGTTAGTGTTGCTTGGTGTTGCTTTGAATGAAAGGAATGCATCGCATACGCGCTGATCAACCTTTTCACCATATGATTCACCAAGTTCTGCACCCAATGTTGCAGCAAGTTCAAAACTAGTAGTCCAAGCATAGAATATATCGAATGCTGTGGCTGCTACTGCTGGGCTTGCTGTGATTGAACCTTGACCCAATGAAGGATTCTGTTCAACTGCACCACCAGTGTTGCTACCAAATCCGCCGTTTGCAGCGTTAGCATTTGGTAAGTAATCCTGGTAAGTGATTGGTGCGAACTGTGGAACTAAGTACTGGTTACCCTGATTAGGAGCAACTACAGTTGTGTAGTCCACTAGACCTGTGCTTTCGTGCATTGCACGTAAAGCGAAATTTGCGATTGCAGTTGTAAAACCATCGGCTTCATTATTGCCACCGCCTAGTACATATGCCATTTTAATTCTCCTTTAATTTGGCTTAAAATAATTTTCTAGACATTGACGAGACTGTAGCACTTACTTTAGTTGCCTTTAGACCTGTACCCTTACCAAGACCTTGTTTTGCAGCCCAAGCGTTGAAGGCTGCAGGATCTTGACTATAATCAGGTATAGCATCTGTTGGCGCACCAGCAAAATTACCCTGTCCCGGCTTTAATCCAGAACCGCTTTGACCATTTCCACCCTTAAGTAACTTTGGATTGCCTTGGGCTACTTCATTAATCAAACCGGCTAATGTAAGTGGATTACCGTCCATACCATAACGTTCTTGTCCCTTTTGATTGACGATAGCAAATGATCCATCGCGCTTAAACTGTATGTTTGATTTCACTTTCTGTAATGCATAATCAAGCAAGTCAGGGTCAAATTTTTCGCCCATAGTACGAATAATTTCTGCGTCAAGTTCTTTCTGTCTCAATGCTCTTTCTTTACTTTGTAAATCGCGTTGTAACTTACTGAACTGTTCACGCAAATCGGTATTGTCAGATGACTCCTCACGCCCCATGCGTGGTTCTGTAGTCTCTGCTTCCACTGGCTTTACGTTGCCAACGTGAGATGATGTGCGTGCCACATATGCTAATGCTGCCTCTACACTTTCAAATTGTTGACCGCTTGCTTGTGACAATGCGTTCAATAATGTTTGTGTAGTGCTTTTGCGTATAGCACCTGGGTTCACTTTACCATCTGTAGCGTTATTGTCCTGTGCTACTTCAGGGGCGGCTGTATCGGAGCCAACGATGTTATTTTCTGTCATATTTCCTCTTTAGTTATAACGTAACAAACGAAAATCATCGACCTGTGTTAATGCCTTGTAATTGTACTGCTACTGCTTGTTGTGTATAGAAACTTGGTCCTGTACTTGATATAGGAGTTCCTACGCCACCATCAAGTCCATCACCTTCACCACTATCCATAGCAGTATCATCGCCATATGTAGGTTCACTCATACCAAAATCTTCTGCTGTTGGTATCTGACTACCTAAATCACGACTCAATACTTGCTCATTTTCACGGGTCATTAAATCTTTAACTTGTGGATCAGCAATTGTATTAATATATGCTTGTTCATACTGTGGTACATCCTCATCAGGAGCAAGCATACCAATAATTTCTTTGCTAATCAAACTATCAATTATAGGATTATTTTGTACAAGAAGTTTTGCTTCTTTGATCAATGCCATTCTATAATTTGTGTCATGTGCTTCATAATCTGTGTTATAGATTACTTCACCTGCCCAACGCATATTCATAAAGCGACTGGCAAATGTAAAAATCATTTCTTCTGCAACTTCCATTTGTCTTGCTTTACTTTTTGCAAGACGATGTAATTGTTTGCGTTCTTCAATAATTGCAACACCACTGGCTAATTGGTTCTTACTATTGCGTAAGCCACCTAATCCTGTTAATGCTTCAATGTGTTCCAATATATCATTTTGTTTCTTTAATACTGCGTCAACATCGCCTGTGTTTACTGGTATTGTTTCTACTTGACCTTCGCTAGCACGAACGATTGCACCAGCATGTACAGGAATAGCAACACCTTTATCTGCACGAATCAATGTGTGTGCAAATTGTATTGCAGTATAGGCTTCGCATTCTAGTTTGTAATGTTCGCGTTGTGCGTCACTTGCGCTATCAATATCACTAACACCAAAGTCCATGCTGCGTGGATCACGACGACCATATACGATAAATGCAGGCAATGCCATACCTGCAGGATATTCGCCACGACCTAATTCTTCAACATCGTTTTGACTAATTGCTTTACCTACTCTATAACTTACCCAGTAACTTGGTGTTGTACTTGTGCCAAGATGATAGCATTTAATATACCAATCATGCTTATCTTCACTTTCTAATACTTTGACATATTTGACTAATGGTTTGCCACCGAACCATTCCCACTTCCAATCCCATATATTCAATGGACTCATGCTTACAACATAGGGTCTACCTAAATTACCTTCCATTTGTTGTGGCATATCAACAAATACCCAACAATGTCCAAAGATACTAGATAGTTGTCCTACACCTTCCATGAAACTGTTTAGACTACGATTTTGTAAATCACAATCTAATAAAAATAATTGACTCCAATCAGTGTTTGTTGGATCAATATATCTTCCATCTGGTGTACAGAACTTTAAATCGCGTTTAATGCCTGGCTCAAACAAAACATCATTGATTGTATCAACGATATATCTACAAACAGGTTGTGCTACTGTATTATTAACTAAATCTTGCCATAGATTGCTATCTTCACTGGGACGCTTTTTACGCACATATGTTTTAAAAACATATCCGCCAAGATAGGCATATTGATAGGCAAGCATTTGTTCATAAAGGGCATTGTAAATGTGATTTTTGTGTATTAATTCTTGTGCGTGCATATTTGTTTCCGTAGACGATTATTCTTCGTCAAGATATTCGTAGTAATCGCCACCGAATTTTTCATCAAGGTATTCTTCTTTTTCCATAGCAGCGTATTCTTCTGGATCCATATCCATAACATCTTCAGTTTCTTGTGTATATACTGAATATTCATCAAGTGCTTTCATCATTTCAGGAAACTCACCAAATGCACGTTCTATTTCAACATCGTCGTGACCCATATCAGTTAAGTAACGTACAACATCTTTGGCAAGGTCATAATGATCATCTTGTGGAATGTAGAATTTAGAGATGACATACATCTCAACCATCATTTCAAAATCCATAATTTATACCCTGTGTGATATTGTATTTATGCGTGTTAATTACTGCCACAATTACTATGTTTAATATGTATTTTATTGAAAGTACTTGTGCCACCACAGTGTGGACATGTTCTGACAGGATCTTTCCATAATCTTTTAAATGGACTTTCATGTCTTTTATATAATGTAATATAACGATCAACTTTGTTACCTAATACTAAATGATCAGGATTAACACAAGTATAATTTGTACATGTATGTTGTACTTCTACGTTATCAATATTCCAACCTAAATGTTCTGCCATAACTCTATGTACAGTAACCATTTTACCTGGATCTTCGCTTTTAATCAAACCAAAGCCTGCGTTATTAGTTGCGCCTAACCATAACCAACAACCATTTTCATGTTTTTTAGTACGCATCATTAATCTTTCATAGGGTGATAGTTTTGGTCCTTTATATCTTGGCATAATTTGTTCTCCTTAATAAGTCATGTAATCTTCACTTGTTGATTCACCTTTCATGATTTCTTCCCATGTAGGTCCGCCAGGATAAAGTGGACTTTCTGGCATATATTCTTGTCCGGGTGTGCGTATAAAGCGTTTATCCATGCCAACATATTCTGGCATTCCCATATCATGTAATATTGGAAATAGATGATGTATGCCATAGCGTAATGCGTCACCTAGACCGTCTATGTGTGCATACTTTTGCTCAGTATACTTTACTAACTTTTTGCGACTACCATCTTCAAAGTGGTATGTTGTTAATGCTTCTAATAATTTTGTATCATCACTTTGTACTGTTAATCCATTACGTGTAATAAAAGCATTGACTGTATTATCTGTATCACTAATTAGTGGATTACTCTTGCGACTGTTTACAATTGTAAAACCATATTTTTCTAATATGATTTTGTCTGTGATACCAAAAGGACTTGTTGTATCACGATTAACCTGTGTACCACTCATGTCAATAATACTATTGATTCTACGTTTAGGAAAATCATTACGTATTGCTTGTGCTATACCTTCTGTGCTACAGTCATTGATAGCATATGTTTTAAGTATTTCCATACGTCCATTTACTTCGCCAGGATTACTTACTTGTGCTACAATGGCGCACATCACACGTTTATTAAAGTCATGGAAAGTATATAAATCACCATGCCAATCAACTATTTGATCTACTGTATGACTATGCCTATTAAATGAATAAAAGAACTGGTCAGCACTGCTTTCCCAACTACACAAATAGTCTTGTGCAAACTTTAGTGGACTCAATAGTTTCTTTTGTTCTTCTATAAACTTACGATTGCCACTGCGCATTTGCTCATAGTTAAAATGTCGTACTATATAACGCTCTTTATTTTCTAATGCTAACTTAAACAAATCATATAGTGGACCTGTACCATTTGGTGTGCTTATAATAATTAAACGTCCACCAGTATCAGGTTGTCCTACTTTTGGTCTAAGACGATTGGTTATTTCTTGCAATGTATCTTGGGTATACAATGCTGCTTCGTCAGCAACCCAAACGCCGACATTTAAACCACGTAAGTTCTCACGCATTTCTGCACTTTTACATCTTATAAAAACACCATTTGGAAATTTTATTGTCATGTCTGTATTATTAATATCAACACCATCAGTTAAATTATAGTATTCAATGCAACTACGTTTAAGTGGTTCCCAAATTAATGATTTTATCATTTGCCCTGTAGGGGCTGAGTAGATAATATCTTTACCTTTATGGTAACGTTCATCGTTTGCAAATATAGGTAATGCTATGCTAGCCAAAAATGTTTTGCCACTTCCCACAGGTACAATATTAATACAGTGCTTATCAGATTCAAGCCAATCTCGTAATAGAGTTTGCTGTTCGCCGAAAAGTGCGATATCAATCTTTCTTTGCATCTTCTAATGTGTAAATTGGTGACCAATCTGGTAACTCATTTTTAGGAAAGTTGTATATAGGTCTTAGACTTTGACCCTGTGTTGTATGATCAATTTGTTGTACATCTTGTATAATATACTTTGCTAAACCTAATATGTACTTGCTAACAAGTTCATGATCATTATTAACTTCAGCATCACGTATCTTTTTGTTTATGAACTGGCTAAATGACATGCCCTGTTCTTTACGAAAGTCGTGAAGAAGTGTTCCTGGACTGATCTTGTTAGTGCTGCCTTTTGGTCTGCCGCTACCATGTCTTGGACCACCACGTCCATGTTTTGAATTTTTTGATTGTTTTTCAGACATACACTTTTATTTATCTTAAGTATGTGACCATTAGATTTGATTATCATTTTTTGTTAGATAGTATTTGTTACAACAGCCTGCTGTAAAATTATATCCTAATGTGTGTGCGCGTTTAGTTATATAATCTATATTGTATGTATGTTCATATGTGCTTACGCCACGAAATCTTCTGTAATATTGTGCATGATTGATGAATTCTTCATCAGTCATAGACATAAAACGTTGTATATGTTCAGTAATCACATCTTTGGTCTTGGCTTAGTTTTTGGTTTTGGTTTCTTGTTATACATTATTTCTTTACCTTTGTGCATATATCTTTACCGTTAACAGTGCCACTATAACGATATCCTGGCCAACATGCTTTATTATCTGCACCTACTTTTTTACCCTGTGCATTTTTAGTTTCTAGCATTTTTACTGGTTGTTTTGTATGTTTCATATTACGCCTTCCTCACGTAGTATTTTATTAGCCCAAGTTAATGCAGCAGGTCCACCCCACATTAGATATGCTTGTGTACCAGGTGTATTTTGTCCAGGCTTGTAGTTTTTGCGATGTCTGCTTAAAAACTGATATGTACGCATAACTGTTTCCAAACTAACACTTTCACGATTGCTAAACTGTCTTGCACGTGCTAATCCAACTTCTGTGCCACCACGATTGCTTGGTGTGCTTTCTTCACGCATTTTCAATCCACGCTTTGCGTTATTAGCCATTGTTTCTGTTGGTTTGTAACTCATATGTTAGCCCTAATAGTTTGCTGGCTTTATCAGTCCATATATCTGGATATATACCATGCACTAACAACACAAAACTAGTTTTAACACAACGTAATAAATGTTGTGTGTATGTTAGATTATGTTGGTGTAAATGTTTAAACATAGATTTTTTCGTAATCGTCTGGATTATCTTCTGGGTCTAATCCATCCCATAATGATCCATCTTTCTTAAACTTGTATTTGAGTCTGCCATACATGCTTAATATCTTTTGATTTTCACTTTTCCATTTACTTACAACTTCTTCATAACGATCACTACCAAGTATTAATCGCATTTGTGTTTTGCAATCATCTATAGTTGGATTGATATCGTATTTGCTATTTTCAATAGTTATCATGAAATCCAAACATTTGTTTTGTTCTGTTTCGTTTAGATATACACTAAGTTCATTGTACATCTTTTCAAACTGTACAAAACCTAATGTGTGTATAACACGATTATAATTTGTAATGATAGACATATTAGTGTAGTGTATCCTTTTGTACTTCTACAGGTGTATCAACTGGAACATTATTGATATAGACATTGCCCATAAGTGGTTGTCTTTCTAATTCTAATTTTTTGTCAATTAATGTTTGTTCTGTAACTAATGCACCTAAAAATGTATAGATAGCATGTAATCCTACGATCTTTGCATCCAACTCTTTTTTATCTACTTCCATTAAGCGTGGATCATCTAGATTACTAATTTTATCTAGTGCATCTTTAATGTCAGTCATGAGTTCTTTTACAGTAACCCATAATACACCATTATCATCTTTGTTTAATTTATAAGTTGTATTCATTTCTTTTTTCACCATAGCCACTAGCATAGATTGCACGGGCTTGTTTTTCTGCATCTTCGCGTTTGCGATATGTTTTACCACTACGTCCCCACTTATAGCCTATGATCTTACCACTTTTATTACGAACTTCATGTACTGGCATTTGTATATCCTCTATTGTATTTATTTGACATCTAATGGCTGTACTTTCGTTGCAAGTATTGCATAGAACTTTTCTGTAACAGTTTTATATTCATTATTTTCTGAGGGTAGATTTAGTTGAAATTCTATATTACTACAACTATCAACTTTAAATCCACATCGTTGAAGTAATGCAAATAATTGATGATGTCCCAATATACTATAATGATTGATATTGTATTCGTGATATCGATCACAGTTTGGTTGTGGTACTTCTATATAAATCTTACTATTCTGTTTCAATACACGATTGTATTCCATTAAACTAAAGATTGGATAGGGACTATGTTCTAGTGCATGACGTAAGAATATGAAGTCTACACTTTCATCATAGTAACCATCAGTTTGTGGTAAGAAACTTAGATCATATTCTTTTACAGTATGACCTTTGCTACGACATGTTTCTATGTCACCATGACTTAATGTTACACCTATACAATTTGTATAACCATGTTGTACCATGTTATCTAAGAAATATCCTGGACCACATCCTAAATCTAGTATATGACTATCTTTAGGTAAGTTTAGTGGTAGTATGTAATCTTTAACTACTTGCTCAGTGAGATTTTTGTGATAACCACTTTCACCTTCATCATAGATATGATTGGTATACAAGTATTCATTGTAAAATTTTAGTTTGATTAAATCCAGTGTTTTGTTGATATCGATTAACTTATTCATGATAGTATTTACTCAGTTTTAGTAATAGGTTTTTTTACTTTACATATATGTTCTTCCATACTTTTGGCTTTTACAAAGTATTTGTTACATATCTGACATACATATCCCACAGTTTTCCAACCTAGTTTAGTGTGTCTTTGATAATATGTAATGACATTTTTAAGCACATTTTATTTAATGTACTTTATAGATTGTCAAATAATTGGCTGACAACAGTGTTAGCGTTATTGTCATATTTGTCAACTAATTTTATAATGCCATATTTGGCTTTTGGCTGTAATAATATTTTTTCATCATAGCGTATAGCATTGAGTATGGTATTAGTTTGTTCTAATAGATTAACAATTGTATGAAATTGCGTTTCTGCAAAATCATATTGAGTACCATAACGAATATTATTAATAATACCACTAATAAATGTATTTGGACTATTTTTTGATTTGTGCATTGTACTATATGGCAATTCATTATTTGGTTCATGATACCATTTTATACATTCCTTAACAAATAAATTTTTACTTAATTTTAGTTCGCTAAAGTTGTAGTGTACACTATCCAATGCAGTTAGTATTTGCTTTTTAACACTATCTGGTAAATCCATATATGTGTTATTGCTATTAGTAATTTTGGTTTTGTTTACTACTTCAATTATTTCACTCATTAATTTGTTCTCCTATTAGTCATGAGTATTTACATTATATGTTAAAAAACTGCCAATTAGCAATAATGTTGGATAGTTTAAGTGTCTTTCACTTCGTTCAAGACACACATTTCGCGGTCAAGACCGCTCATGTGTTTTTTTCTTAATTAATTTGTTTTAGTAATCAATCATGCAAAGGTAAAGGGGTAGATATACTACCGCTTACCCATACCATGCCGAGGTATAAAGGTCCTAACTCTTGACATTTAACGCAGCGGATTGACTATATCTCGCGCACCCAATTAATTGGGCTGTCAGCGTATTCACTATTAACATACAGAATAGTTAGTGAACCTGTATGTCTAGTATGCGTCCTCTACCCTAAATTACCATGACGCATCGCATTTAACCATTACAATGTAGGGAATGAATATCGTGCCAAGTGGCGTGATTTCATTTATGGCTAAGCCTACATTATTGCGCTAGACAACGCTATTGTCGTACCATACTCGCTATGGATTAGATTACACTTCTACGTGGTAAAAACGTTTAACGTCTAGTTTTCTTTCTTCTTTTTTCTAATTTTCTTTTAAGTTGGTCTTTGCTGATTTTAGTATTAATAAATGGAGTGTGTTTAATTGGTTTGCTTTGAGTTGGTCTCAATAAGTGTTCTGGCATCCAACGTATATATTGATCCATGTGTATAGGATTTTCTATAAACCATTGACGTTTATTATCATCCCACCAACAACCTTTTTGTTTGGCAAGATCCTTTTCTTCATATGGAACATTTAAGTATATACGCATAATTTACCTATTATATAATATCCTACAGTCAATCTTTAGCGAGATTGGGCATATTGCGCTAACAATATGCCCTTTGACATAATAGGATAAAAAAGTACTATAGAAAGTACAAAAGTATTTAGTCATTTATACTTAATTCTATAAAAATCTTTTACATAGTCAATATATGCGATATTGCGTGTATTCTGACCTTTAGTTAATTCTTCTGCACGCCATTGTGGCATAGTTGTGCATAATGCGTGATTGAATGTTGGTATGTCAAATTTCTTATACACACCTTTATCTACACCATCAATTATAGCCTTATCGATTAAACGCTTTTCGTATTTGGTTAATGTATACTGACCCATTATAAATTCACCCTATCTCTGTTAATATAATCGTTCCAAATATCATATGCTTCGTTATGTAAACGATTTACGTAGTCTAAACTACCATTACCATACCATGTCTTTGGAAAGAATTCTTTTGTATATGTTGATTCATAATATATCTTTACTTGATTAACAATATCTTTTTTATTACAAGTAATCATAAACCTATTGTCAAAATATGGTGTCCATTCAGTTTGATCGTCTTGCACAATAATTGGCATATGCCCAATACATTCGTATGCAGCAATACAAAAACTATCTTTTTTGCTTACGTTAAGCATTAATCTACTTGATAGCATAAAATCAAGTTTTTCTTGACCAAATAAACTATGACGTATTTCATGTTCCAAATCTAATGCAATGCATTTCTCTTTAAACTTTTCCGCACTTTTTCTACTTGTCATAATTTTGACAGGTACATTTGCTTGTTTACAAATATCTAAAAACCTTTCTGACCTACTTGGTTGTTCATACCTTCCTACATATAACACACCATGCTTATCACCTGTATATTCTTTTAAAAAGTTTTGATCAGGCATAGGTATTGGCAACACTTCTACATTCTTGTAATGTTGTCGTAAAAATTTTGCGTTATATTCACTTTGCGTTCCAATTGTAATGTCTGGCAACATAGTCAATACATGAGTCAAGTTATGAAACTCTTGTGAAAATTTAAAATTATTAGCGTTTAAATGTATGTGCTTTTGCAAATGTGTATAAAAAATAATATTTTTACACCCATCACTATATGCAGGCATTAGCGATTCATGAGTATTACAAATAATAATATCAAAACTTTTTAGACCTAAAGATTGTTTTGCTTTCATAAACGCACTATGAAAGTTTGCCTGCTTATACATATTGTATGTGTCAGTGCGAAAATAATTGTCTTGATGTATTGTATACGGTATTACATTATCAGGATAATGAAGTACTGCTTTTGTAAAGTATTTGTAAAAATCTTTGCTAGGAGGTTTATCTAAAATAAAATGCACTCTGCAATGAAATGTACTACACATATCATAGAATGCTTTAGCAAACTGACCAATACCACCTGTAGTTATAAAATGTTGATCACTTACAAAAAAACCTATTTCCTTATATGGTCCATTCTCATATGTGGACCAGTAATCATTTGTTTCAAATAAATTATTAAAGTTGTTCATATGTGTATTTACCAAAATAGTAAAAAGCCCGTTTTGCGCACACTACGGGCTAAGAGTGCGTTATGCGATTGCGCCAGGAGTCATTGATCAGATTTGTCGCGTAATTTGTGTAACAATTCTTGAATCTCGTCGCACGTAGCAACAATTTGAGTTAAATCGTAATCGATCCAGTTGTCGTCAACATCACGACCTTGCGCCTCGTTAGCGTGAGTAATAATACGTTCAAGCAAATCGTCAAGAGTAGTATCAGACATAAATCACCTCATAAGTAAAATTAAACAACATATACATTGTAGTATACAACACATACAGAGTCAAGCCTGTATGTGTTGTATTTTTGCTACATTAATGCTTTACAGCAAAAAGCGAATCTACTTCAGCATCGAATTCATCGCTAAATTCGCGCTTAAGACCCTCACTTTCATATTTGTTACAAATATATTGTTCAAGAATTTTTGCCTCGTCGAGAGACAAATTGTTAGTAACAATATCGCCAGACTTTGTAATACGAATGTCCTTAGGCATAATTAAACGATCAAGAACATTGCTATATTCGCTAGCAATTTGCTTACGCTTGTTGTAATCACTTGTATAACTCATAAATTACTCCTGTCAATGCGTAGTCGTTATTGACTACATAATCTATTCTACAGATATCTAGGCCTAATGCAACAAATATAAATCCAGCAAAATCAATGACTTACAGTGCCGGCGTCGTAAGTCATTGATTTATAACGGAAAGTATTTTATGCATTTTACACCAGTTTATGCGCATAAAATTACTCATTATATATACGCAAAAAACACGGAAAAAAACCTAATAAAATCAATAGGTTACGTAAGTCATTGATTTTGTTGGATTTTTAGTTGTTGACTCTGGCCTTGCTTGAGCGTAATATTAACAATGTAGCGACTTGCTACGAATGTTGAAAAAGGTGATTTATGAGTAACTATGTTCTTTATTATAAAACTATTGATAACACGATGTATCAATCGTTAGTCAATGCTGATACTAATGAAACCCTTTTGGAAAAGGAACACGCATTTGATGATAATGATGATATTGCTGTATATTTTCGTCAAACTTTTACAGAGATTCAATCTGCTCTTCCAAAAGGTAAAAAGGTTTCTATTGAACTTGTAGAACTTTCTGATCAGGTCTTTACAATTTTAGAGTAATTTATGAAAAAGCAAAAAATTCGTAACAATTATAATGGTCGTCGTTTTGTGTGGCTTGCTGAACGTAATGTTAATGATTACTTTCAACATGAACACGATATGTGTCGCACTTATTTTGCATTCAAATCATTTACATATAAAGAATGTCGCGACCTTATTATCAAAGTAATTAAATTAAGACCACAATACTTATCATCTACAGGTAAGGATCATAGCAGGCTAGAAGCAGGTTGTCGTTTTAGAACATTGCTTGATCTTGGTGTAATTGTTGAGGTAAAATAAATTACCCAAATAATTTGTATCTACAAATAGTTTGTGTATAATTAATAATGTGTATCGTTGCTTACAACATCTTTCAGATTACTCCCTCGTAAGCACTTCGGAACCTCTGATCACGTAGGCGCACGTAACGTGATACTCATTTTTAAAAAATAGCGCAGGGTACCTCAGCATTGCACCTAACATCCCCTCATAAACACTCTGATCCCGTAGTGTGCGCTCAAACGGGACATCTTTAATTAATTACATAGAACAATTTATGAAACTACCTAAATTATCTAAAAGAGAACTAAAATATATTAGCGAACATTGGGCAGAGATTGCCTCTATAAATCTTTTACATTACCAATATGGTGAACTTTCTCCAAAATATCGTAATGCATATTCTAATAAGTCAACTTTTAAAAATAAAATGAAAAATGATATTTGGGAGTTTGCTAATAATGTATATCTTGTAAAAGAATTACATGCTATGGAATTATTACAAACTGATTATGATAATTGTTCATATCTAACTAAAAAACCAGAATACACAGGTTTTATGTATTATGTTAGTACTGAATGTCGTTCTCTTTATAGAGCGTTTTTTAGAATGAAAGGCTATGAAGATTTTAAAAAACCAAATAGAATAGATTTTAGGGAAGAAATAGTTAATCAATATATTCGCTACTTTGAGGTTGTAGGTATAGAAAATAGTTATAATTTTGAAAGTAAATAATACGATGCTTTCTAGCAGGGTAGCACTGGTCTAAATGGCTTTTTTCTTGTGTGATCCCGAGCAAGGTGCGAATCGGGATACTTACCCAAATTACTTGATACTACTAAATACATTTGTTATTATATCTATACAGTCAATAATGACTGCAACATAAAGGAGGGTCACAAAATGGCTCAAAGTTTGAAAAGTAAAATTCGTAAATTGTCCGATCAATTCAATATTGATAGTATTGTAGAAACTGCTGTTGAGGTTCGTAATGAACTACTTGATGAGCAAGTTTGGAACAATATGACTGCACAGCAAAAAACTGATTGGTTCTATGATCAGTGTGCCAAATATAATCTAACTACTCGTCAGCGTAGCAATCAAATCATTGTAAATGAATTGCCTGAAATTGGTAAACACGATGGTACCCGTGCATATTTTACAGTCTTTCTTCCTAAAGAATTGCATGAGGATGGAGATCGTGAAATAGATTGGAAATTAGAAATTGGTGGTGCATATATTGACCCAAAAAAGAATGGTGGTATTTGGTATACAGCGCGTGGTCTAAAAGGTAAGGAACAGCAAATTGCTGAGGTTATGCGATTGCATAATCTTGGCGAATAGCACTAAGGGCATAAATCATAATAATCTGTCCTGTTACATACTCTTAACCGTAGTATGAGTGCGAAACGGAAACACGGGTTACATATAAATTATATGGTAAGCATCAACACTCTGGTCCCGAAGTGCCGTAAATCGGGACATCTATAAATACATTATGTTTACAGAAGATATGTTGCATTTGGTATACAAATGCGAAAAACGTAAATTGCAAAATCAAACTGCAATTATATTTCCCGATAGTGAGTATGATGATTTTATCAAGCATTATGGTATGCATTTAAAAATTATGAATGCTTGCATGAGTGATCCAGAATTTGCTAACACACTTAATAAGATGTTAGTTGTATACGAACTAAAACGTTAATCTGGTTTATCTCTGACACCTGCAGTATGTCTTGATCCTACTTACGCCATCGCTGTGCGACAAACTCTACACCAGAAGGTTGAGCGGCATATTTGTAAAAAAGCCCACATAAATGTGGGCTAATCTTTATTCAGTGTGGGATATAGTATAACGGAAATTTAAACTATGGCTTAGTTTAATTAGATTTTTATGATATGAGCATATTACATTTAGACTCTATATCCCACACTAATATTTATTTTATTTCTCCTTAAAGGTAATTTTTGGTGGAAAGAACTGTAATTCTACAATATGGTTCATACGTTTGCGTGTGATTAAAAATCCTAACCATACGCCAATAATTAACGTAAATGCTGTTACAAACACCATAGCAACTAACAATATATCTAAGAAGTTACTTAAATAACTTGGTAGACCTTTTATCCAAGCAAGTAGTGTTTCCATTATGCACCTACTGGTACAACTGTGACTATTGCACTTGGTATTGCTGGTCTTGTATATGGCGTAGTAATATTAGCAAATGCTTCTAATGATATGTTGGCACTACTTGCCGCATATCTAACTTGATAATAATCGTTTGCATTACAAGTATCAATAAAGTTTACTACTGCTATGTTTTTACCATCGTTTTTAACAACAGTAACAACTGTAGCACTATCAGCGATATCATTACCATTCTTTGCAAACCAGAAATCAAAGTCGTGATCTGCTGCGTTATCAGTATTTTTTAATTGTAAACTGATTTGAAGATTGTATGTGCCACTTCTCGATACGCTAATTTGATTATTGCTTACAATGCTGATACCATTTGCTATACCAGTAGTTGGCAAGTCTAAGTTAGCAACTGTGTTTGCTGTAATAGCAATATCGTTTGGATTGCTAAAACTACCAAATGTACGTAAATAACTTAATCTTCCAGTTGCGTTAATATCACCATTAGCATATAGATAGATATCACCACTGCTTATGTTAATGTTTTCTGCATTAACATTACCAACAGTATCAATCAAACCATTAGCATACATATCAATGTTACCACTACCAATGTTTGCATTGTTTGCATTGACATTTGCAGTGATGTTTACGTTACCAGTGACATTGGCCACACCTGCTATAATAACTGGGCTATTTGTACCACCCATGTTAATTGCTTGTGGATATTGTGTTGCACTTGTACCAATATTAATATTACCACGAGTATTACTAGTAACACCATTTGGTATACCTATATTTAAAATAATACTACCAGTGGTTGCAGCACCTGTAGTTGTAGTGTTAGCAACACCAGTCACCATTGTAATGTTACCACCAGTTGCAGTACCATTACTAACAATAGTACCGCCAGTACTAATTGTCATAGCACCACCTGTACCATTACCATTAGTTGCAGCAGTTTGTGCACCAATAAGACTGATAGCACCACCTGTTGCATTGCCATTTGTAGTATTTGCAGTACCTGGACTTAATACAATTCCACCACCAAAAACATTTCCATTAGCAGTATTAGCAGAACCACCAGTTAATACAGCAGCACCACCTCTAGCAATAAATGCATTACCACTATCCGTGCTAACAGCACCTCCCGCTGTAAATGCTAATGCACCAGCAATTGTATTACTTGCACTTGCATTACTAATATTGCCACCTTGGAATGCTAATGCTCTACGAATTGCTGTATTACCATCATCTAATGCTTTTATGTCGGGCGCAGTATCACTACTAAAGGTTAATAAACCAATAACATTGGCATTACCGCTAAGGGTTACTAAATTTGAAGTTTTATTAAATGTAAATGCATTGCTACCATTAGCAGTATTAGCATCATTAAATATGATATTTGTATTTGATCCAGCGACTGGGCCTGTTGCTCCAGTAGCCCCTATCTCACCTGTAGCACCGGTTAATCCAGTAGCACCTATTTCACCAGTTGCACCAGTCGCACCAGTTAATCCCGTAGCACCTATTTCACCAGTTGCACCAGTCGCACCAGTTAATCCCGTAGCACCTATTTCACCAGTTGCACCAGTCGCACCAGTTGCTCCTTCAGGTCCTGTGGCTCCAGTAGGTCCTTGTATACCAGTTGCTCCAGTACTACCTTCTAATCCAGTTGCACCTGTTGCACCAGTACTACCTTCTAATCCAGTTGCACCAGTAGCCCCAGTTAATCCAGTAGCACCAATACTTCCAGTAGCACCTGTACTACCTTGATCGCCTGCTGGACTAAAATTTAATATATATGGTACTGTTGCTGGTAAAAATACTTGCAAATTACCTGCACCATTTGCTACAGTAAATGCATAATAACCAGTCAATGCTGTTACGCCTGTAACTTGGAATGAAACTAATCCATTAGCACTACCAACATGTTGTATAGTTAACAAACCCTTTACTGTATTTGTACTATCGTCCCATGTATTAAATATACCACTAACGTTGCTTATACCTACTGCACTATTATTTGCATAAATTTCAGTTACACCTGTTGGACTAACTATTCCTCCAGTATTGGTTGAAAATTGTGCATTACCAGGATTAGCATTACTACTTGATGTATTAAATGTATATTCTAAACCATAACGAAATCCAGTAGCGCCAGTTACACCAGTAGCACCTGTGCTGCCAATACTACCAGTTGCACCAGTAAGTCCTGTAGCACCTGTTAAACCTGTTGCTCCCGTTTCACCAGTAGCACCTGTGCTACCAGTTAATCCCGTAGCACCTGTAGGACCTATTTCTCCCGTTGCTCCTGTTATACCAGTAGCACCACTTGGTCCCTGTATACCTGTTGCACCTGTACTACCAACTGGTCCTGTACTACCTGTTATACCAGTTGCTCCTGTAGGACCTTGTACACCGGTAGCGCCTGTGGATCCTATACCAGTAGCACCTTGTGGTCCTGTTGCACCCGTAGGACCTTGTACACCAGTAGCGCCAGTTGCGCCTAATCCAGTAGCACCTTGTGGTCCTGTTGCACCACTTGGTCCCTGGACACCTGTAGCACCTGTAGCCCCAGTTGGTCCAGTTGCCCCACTAGCACCAATTGGAACTATTGCACGATCAACTTGTACAACAACATCTGCTGTTGGTTCAATGTTAACTTGTACAACACCACTACCATTTACACTAACTTGATTAGCCATTAGTTATATACTCCATCGCTTGCTACGAGGAACAGTAAGAATATACTTTCATCATATGCTGGTGTTGTACCACTTGCTGGGAAACTGATT